CAAGCGCACCTAATACTTGTGACGCTATCCTCGACTAAGTGTTCTGTGTAATGCCCGTCAGAGCATTTAAAATCAAACAGCTTCAGCATCATCAGCTTCCGCTTCGGCTTGAGCCGCTGCAACTTGAGCTTCGATGTTTAAGAGGTTAGCCATAACTGCAAGTTGTCCTTTACGGAAGTAGAGGTCTTGCTCGTCTTTTGCCAGCTCGATAGAGTTGACGCTGACCGCACCTTGCTTAATGTCGTCTAAGAAGATTTGCCAACCTTCTGTACGGAACATTTCGTTTAAGTGGCGGAAGTAAAGCTCAGTTTCGTTGTTCACTGTTTCTCCTTATGGGACAGTTAGTATTTTATGAGTGTAGATTATATCACACAATCTAGCAAAAGTCAAGCACTATTTTGTGGTATTATTTACGCTTCTTAGCTTTAGTCATCTTACCGCCAGACTTAGCCGCCGCCTTCTTTGCTGCTGCTTTGCCCTTAGTGGTGTATGAGTATGATTTTCCGTTTACCATTGGCGTAGTTTATCTCCGTTTTTAGTTACCATTTTACCTTGTCAGCCCAATACGCTGCACTCATTTTACCTTTAGAGATGTTAGAGGCGTGTCGTGCTTTAAACGACTTACGCTTCTTCTTCATCGCCTCAGACTCACCGGTTTTGGGTTTACCGGCTGTGCTTGCACCTTGCTCGCCAAAGCGTATGGTTTTAACACTGTCACCCTCTTTAGCTACAACTACGTGCGACTTCTTAGGATGGTTTGGTGTTCGCTTTGGTTTGTTGTAGCCGCTTACTCCGGCTCTCTCCAACCTGGAGTCTTTCGTCTTGCTCATTAACCTTGCCCTCCAAATCCGCCAACCGCTGAAAGAGCTTGCTGTAACTGCTGTTGATCTCCTCCAGTATCTTGTTGAGCTGCTGTTGCGTTACCATTTTGTCTATTCCCTTGTAGTTGGACGTTCTTCTCTTTAATGTCTAGGTCACGTTCTTTAAGCAACGTATCAGCAATCTTTAACCTACGCTCAAACTCTTTATCGTCTTCTTCACCCTGCCGTATGTTTGTTGTAATTGCTTTGAGTTTATCAATCTCCAACTCTTGTGGAATAACTTGCGCTTCAACACCAATCTTTTGCGCACGTGCCATAGACTCTTGAGCTTGTCCTTGCAATGCCGCAGTCTGCGCTTGCTGAAACTCCATCTGAGCCTGTGCTGCCATCTGCTGCATCTGCTGAGCCTGTGGGTCTGGCTGTGCCGCTTTCTGAAGCAACGCAATCAACTCTTCACGATTCGACAGATTCATGTTGTCAATGATTGATTGAACCAGCACAGGATACAGCGGGCTATCTTGTTGCATGGTTTGTAGTAGTTGTACCAGCTGAGTCACTTCATACTCTCTTGCGATAATACCTAGCGTCGATGTAGCATCAAAGCGGTAGTCAGCAACGGGGTAGTTTTCAGGATCAAACTGCATGTAGCGGTAGGCTGCTTTTTCAACAAACGGTATTAAGAAACTCTCTTGGAAGTTGATTAGCGTTCGCTTGTGTCGCTTGATGATAGCACCTAAGCCCATAGAGATGCCAGAGGCTGTAGCTTCACCGTTGATAGCACCACCGAGTCCGGCAGAGTCAATAGCGCCTGTGGCTTGTTGTACCATCGACTGCAACGCTTGCGCCTGTGCAAATGTTATCTGACTTACTTGCCCAAAGTTAAACGGGTGCAGCACTTCTCTAGGGTCGCCGTTGGTTAGCAGTAGCTTGCCAGGACGTACCTCAGGCTTAGTACCGCGTGGGATACGCGTAGCGTCCATAGCCATCATAGGGTGTACTGTAAGGGCTAGGGCGTCAATACGTGCGCGTAGCTCAGCGTCTAACGCCTTCTGACTGTTATACCCCTTCTCACACACACCACGTCCCCAGAAGCGTGAAGGCACTACGTCCCAAGGGAACGCGACAATAGGACGGTCTTGCATCATGTACGGGTTTGCGTCCGCCTTAAGCAACACACCACCGTTAGCAATAACCACAACAGCCTCTACGTAATACGAGTCTTCATCTTCTGGCGGTAGGGCGTCTTCGTCTTCTTCAACACTCGCTAACAAGTAACGTGGGACTAAACCGTAGTATTTAGTTAGGCGTACTTTGTCTTGCTCAAACACCGACAACTCTTGGTCTGGCTCTAGGTCGAAGTCAGAAGGGGCGTTAGCAATGGGTACGTCGTAGTAAACACCACTCTCTTGCAGTTGTTCGACTGTGTGCTTAGACACAAACTCATCTACAGCCACACCTAGTGCTTCATCAATGCTTGTTGCAACAGGGTCGATTAAGAAGTTCTGAGGCATGACAGGGCGCATCTTAACTACGACGCGGTCACGAATGTTAACACCAACTGCGGTTAGGTCACCATCCATTAGCGACTGTGTAGCCGGTGACATCTCTTTAATCTCTTCTAAAACAACTTCAGCAATACCTGTACCGAATACAGCAGCGTTAATCAAACACTCTGCTACGGATTTACGTATCTTTGTCTTGTTGAAGTCTGTATGCAGCTGCTCTCTTAAGAAGACAACGTCAGCGGGGTCTGGATCACCTTTGTCGTCTTTAATGTCAAACCACTTACCACGACCAAACGTAGCTTCTTCTAGCTCTGCTACCGAGGACTCGACAGCTTGTTGTAATGCTGGAGCTATAATGCGCGAACGTTCACTGTCTCGCGTTTTATCCTCTGACGCCCAGATACCACGCCACAATCTGTAATACTCTTCAAACTTCTCGCTGTAGTTGTTTTCGTAGTGATCGCGCCATTCGTCGCACTTGTACATTACCCAGTCTTCTAAACTCTCTTGGATAATGACTGAACCTTCACCTTCGTTATAATCTTTCATAGTTAGTACCCTGCTACGGAATCTAATGCGTCGAATTCGTCATACTCAGTTAAAGAACCGGAGTATGCTACTTTAGCTAGCTGATCGATGTATGCCAGTGCGTCAATTAAATCGTCGTGTGTTAGTGAATCTGGAAACTGAAACAGCTCGTCTAAGAAGCAACTGTTCCACTCACCCTTTTTAAGTCGTATAAGCCCATGCTCAAACCTACCCTGGAGCGCCCACATAACACGATCTGTCTTCTTCTGGTTGCCGTGTGTTAGCTCTACCACTCTGAAGAAGAAGCTGTCACGCTTCATCATATCTGTTAGTGGTGACATGACAGCCTGCTTAGCAATACCACGTTCGATACCAACACTGACAGGTTTGTACTCACGTACGGCTTGGAATATCTTCTGCGCTGTCTCTTCTAGCGTCCAGCGTCCATAGATGATGTTTTCAACAAGCCAACCACTTTCATCTACTTTAACAATAGCAATAGCTGTGTTATCTAGCCGCGAGTTTTTAGAACGTTTTTTAGAGACGTCTTGAAAGCCTGCCAAGTCAACTGCAATGTAGTAGTCTCCCGAATTGTCAACGTCATCGTTGACAAACGTAACCCACTCCTCCTTAAACATCTCCGAGCCTCTCGCTTCAAACGAAGCCATAAACTCCTGACGAAACGCGTAGCTGGACATCGACTTCTTTGCAACATCAATTTCCGCTGGGTCAAGTAGTGGGTTGTCGTAAGACGTAAAGTGCCAAGCCCTGTAAGTGTCATCGTCTCCTATCTCTGCATATTGATATAAATCGTAAAAGTGATTACGACCTTGAGGTGTGCCGATGAATACAGCTCTACCCTTCTGGTCAGTTAGTGCGGGACGTAGAATAACTTCCCAAACGTCCGGCTTCATGTCAGCGTATTCGTCCATGACTAAGAACTTCAAAGACACACCACGCATAGTGTCGGGGCGGTCAGCACCCTTCAAAGAAATAGTTGCGCCATTTATTAGGGTTATGGTTAAGTTGTTAACGTTTTGCCCTTTAATTATTGGTGACGCTAAATCAAACAATGTAGACCACATGATGTCACGCGCTTGCCCTTGCGTGGGTGCTACATAGAACACACCGCCAGGCTTATCAGACAACGCGTTAATGATTAGCATCCACGCTGCTAGCCGCGACTTACCCGTACGTCGTCCGGCAGCAATAACCTTAAACCTTGTTTCGTCTTCCCAAACTTGCTGTTGCCAGGGGAGGAGCGAAATGTTTAAATCACTCACAGTACAATGTTACTCGTGGGTGCGATGTACAGCTCGTAAGAGATAATGAAGGTGGCGTTTATCGAGCTACATTGAATATCGATAGTGTCACCCTCTGACAGGATGAGGTACTTACCATCACCACCAAACTCTACAATATCACCAGCACTCAGGTTTTTTCCTTTTAAGAACCTGTAGTCAGCCCCATCAGACCACCTAGCATCAATAGTAACTGCACCAGATGCTGCGCCAAAGAAGTAGTTTATTTTGCAATGGTAGCCTGTAGGGACTGTTAGGACAGTGACGTAGGTGTTGTTATTAGCAACTAACGGTATATAACCTTTTGAGCCGTATGTAACCATCAATAGCTCCACATAACGGGATAGTTGCTGTTACGTAGGTCAACGTGTACGAAACCTTTAGCTACACCCACCCCTTTAAACCCCAACTCAATCGCCTTCTCTACTAACAAGTAGCGCTGATAGCCGTCTTTAACCGCTATATCCGCCGCAATACCTTGCGTGTGCGTACCACCACCGTTGGGTTTGTTACGCTCTAGCGAGTGCTCTGGCGACCTATAACCGCTAGTGATGACGAAAGGGAAATCACAGAGTTCTCGCAGGCGATCAAGCATAATTAAGAAGTTTGGTGACATGTTGTTGCTGCCTGTCTCTTGGCAGTTAAACTCTTCAATCTCAAAATGCTTAAGATTCATCCATATCTCCTAACTCGCCATCGATTGTTGTACCACCTACGCTGACAGAGTCACCCACTGTCGTGATGTTAACTTGTATAGATGGTCGTAAGTTGCTCTCTTCGGTGAAACCCGACAGAGGTAGTATGCGATCTGCTATGATCTTCCACGCCACCGCCTGGGCTTTGTGATCGTCGTCTAAGGCGGCGTCCATAATCTTCTGTAACACCTTTTCAGACTTCGGAGACGCTAGCATACGCTGACGATACTCCGTCATAATCGCTGACTGTTCGCGACGTGTCAGACCACCAGTGTCTGCTAAGTCTGTTTTACGCGGACGACCGCGTTTTCGTTTAACTATAACGTCTGAAGAAGACAACTTACTACAACCTCCTATTTAATACACGACACACTGAAGCAGCTTACTCTAGAGTCTATATAGAAACAGAGTCTATATAGCTCTAGCACTGTTAAAGGTGTTACCGTTAAATGATGTTGGTTGATAGTAGTGGGTTGACGCTGTCGAATGTTCGACGTTAGTAGGTTGTCGAAGTGTTCAACGTCTCTCTATCGTATACAACAAGGATATTATATCATATTTTAGAGTAAAAGTCAATAGCTAAATTCGTAATAGTTGTATTATTTACATTCTTTGTAGTTGTAATGCGTTTATAACGCTGACATCTAGCTGTTGGTTGCGTCGCTATTTGCTGTTTAGACTGTTTTGTTATAACGGTAACGATATCAATGCTATATCGTACGGTATAATTACGCAGATGTGCCTTTTTTTTGTAGTCTAATTCGCCTTTTAGCAAACGTAGGCGGCTACATATACATTACGCACGCGCGCGCCCCCGCCCCCGCCCCCACGCGCACCCACCCGCGTACGCACACGCACGCCAGCGCACACCCAGGCGCACACGTACGCACACGCACACGCTGGCGCGCGGTAAAGAACGGGAGCGAGAGGCGAGGTAGTACCCTACC